GGCGCGATTCTGTGCCTAGTCGAGTTCGTGGGGCCGGCACGATTCGCGCGGTGGGCCACCGGGGAGGACGCCAAGCGCAACCCCCGGTTGCGCCCGGGGCGGGACGCAATCGGGCGGCAGATGCCTGCCGCATGGGTCCAGATTGCCGCCGTTAGCCGCGAGCAAACGAAGAACACCATGACGCTGCTGCCGGTGATGATGAGCAGGCGGCTAATCCAGGACTACGGCGTTAAGCCAGGTAATGAGCTGATTCGGGCCGACCGGGGTCGACGGAGAATTGAGGCGGTGACCTCAAACCCTCGCACACTCGAAGGCGGCCGAAGCACCTTTGTGCTGCTAAACGAGACGCATCACTGGATCAAGGGCAACAACGGTCACGCCATGTACGAGACCATTGATGGAAACACCACGAAAAAGGATTCACGGTATCTAGCCATCACGAATGCTTATTTGTCTGGTGAGGATTCTGTTGCCGAGCGGATGCGCCTAGCGTACGAGGATATCTGTGATGGCCTGGCGCCGGACGTTGGCCTCTACTACGACTCAGTAGAAGCGGACGCGCAGACACCGCTGACAATTGACGGCCTGGAGGTCACGCTCCCGAAGATCCGTGGTGATGCGGTCTGGCTACGGGTCGATACGATCATCAAGTCGATTCAAAACAAGACGCTGTCGCCCAGTCGGTCGCGGCGAATGTGGCTGAACCAAATCGATGCCGTCGAAGACGCCGTTTACAGGATCGAGGACCTGAAGGCTATCGAGCGCGCTGACGCCGAGCTGAAGGTGGGGGACGAAGTTGTCCTTGGCTTCGATGGCGGTAAGACGGATGACTCGACCGCTCTCGTAGCCATTCGGCTTTCGGACGCGTGCGCCTTTTTGCTCGCTGTCTGGGAGCGGCCCGCGCGGTGGCCCGAAGACGAGCCCTGGATGGTCCCCCACGAGCGCGTTGACTCGGAGGTGCACGACACATTCCGCCTCTACAAGGTCAAGGCATTCTACGCTGATGTCAGCTACTGGGAGAGCTACATCTCCCTGTGGAATAAAGCTTATGGGCAAGGGCTGACTCGAAAAGCCAGTCCGGATAGTCCGATCGGCTGGGACATGCGGTCCCAGAAGCGCGCCACGTTGGCGCACGAGCGGCTAATGGACGCTATCGCGAGGCAGAACATCCATTTCGACGGCGATGCGACGTTGCGCCGGCATGCCGGCAATGCGCGACGGCGAACGAACAGCCATGGCGTGAGCTTCGGCAAGGAGGGCGCGAAGTCGCAGCGCAAAGTTGACGCTTATGCGGCCTGGCTGCTGGCCCATGAGGCGATGTGCGATCTCCGCAACATGACCACCAAGCAGGAAGAACGCTCGCGCTCTACCGAAATGTGGGCCTACTAGCCGAAACCGCCAGTGAGCGCCAAGGGGGGCAATATGACAACCGCGCCGAGGGCTCTGGCGGCCGAACTGCTGGCAATTCTGGAACGCGACCTGCCGACACTGCGGCGGGTCGACGACTACCTGAATGGACGGCATGACGACCCGTACATGCCGGCTAGGGCCGATGCCGAATATCGGCTCTTGGCAAGGCGGGCCATCACCAATATGAGCCTTATTCTGGTGGGGACGCCAGCCCAGGCCCTCTATGTGGACAACTACCGGCGCGGCGGGACGGATCGGGTCGCGGATGACACGGTGTTGCCCGAGTGGCTGCACTGGCAGGAGAGTCGGCTGGACGCGCGTCAGACCGCCGTCCACCGCGCCGCCCTGGCGTACGGCCACTCCTTCGTGCTGACTGAACGGCAGGCAGGTCGGGTGCGTAGCAAGGGTCTTAGCCCCTTGCGCACGGTTGCGGTATACGACGACCCGGCTAACGACGACGCGCCGGTTGCAGCCATCACGGTCACGCAGTGGCCGAAGCCTGGTGACAAGGGGTCGCGCGGTAGTGCGCGAATGTGGGACGGCAGGCGTGAGTACACTATCACGTTCCGTTCGCTAACCGACGCAACGAGTGTTGGTATCACCGGCAAGCGCGTGCACGGATCCAGCGAGTGCCCCGTCACGCGTTTTGCATCGTGCGTGGACCTGGAGGGCCGAACCCTCGGCGTCATCGAGCCAATGATTGCGCTTCAGAATCGCATCAACCAGACCGTGTTTGACTTACTGGTGGCCCAAACCTATGGGTCGTTCACTGTGCGCACGGCCACGGGCATGGCACCCCCACTCAAGACGCGCCCGGTGCATCAGCGGGGCCAGGAGCCCTACACGTACCCGGACGAGCCGGCAGTGGCCGGCGTGGACTCCCTCGGTCGGGCGGTTGATCGTGACGGGTGGGTGCTGGATGACAACGGGCAGCGCGTCATCCTGGATACCGCGCCGGTAGTGGACCCAGTCACGGGCCAACACGTTTATGAGCAGGTGGACATTTCTGCCCGGCGCTTCCTGTTCGCTAAGGATCCCCAGTCAAAGTGGGGCAGCCTTGACGCTACACCGCTCGGCGGGTTCATCGACTCACTCGACATGTCTTTCCGGCAGTTTTCCGCACTCGCTCAGGTCCCGCCGCATCACCTGCTGGGCCAGATTGCAAATCTGAGCGCTGAGGCGCTTCAGGCCGCTGAAACTGCTCTCGCCCGCAAGGTTGAGGAGTTTCGGAAGTTGTTTGGCGAGAGTTGGGAGCGGGTTTTCCGACTGGCCGCCGAACTGTCTGGCGATCTATCGCTTGCGCAGAACTACCTGGGCGAGGTCATTTGGCGCGACATGGAAATGAAGTCCCTCGGTGCTGTTGCGGATGGGCTCGGCAAGATGGCCGAACAGCTTGGAATTCCGCGCCGGGGCCTTTGGCCCCGCGTGCCCAACGTCACCCGGCAGGAGCTGGAGGATTGGGCGCGAATCCTCAAAGAGGACAGCCCGGAGGACCGCATGGCCGATGCCCTAATCCGGGCGACGCCAGGTGGCGATGCGCCTGCACCCGGAGAGGAGTAGCGCGTGACAACAGTCCATATCACCCTGAGCGAAACCAACCCCACGGCCGAATACGTCGCACTCCAGCGTTACTCAGGCGCGATGCTGTTCGGCACACGTCTCCGCGTATACCTGGACGGAGCCGCCGAGGCGACCGTGGATCTGGAGTCGACGGTCGGCCGGGCATGGCGCTGGCGGGCGCAGGAGATCGGGTACCACGACATGGTTACCCGCACCGTCGCGGTACCGGAGTCCGAGACTCCGGTTGAATACGCCGACCTGGTCGACGTGGACCCCGAGACCATGCAGCCCGACGACGAGCCTGAGGCGGCCTGGTGGCAGGCGCTCTCGGAGACCGCTGCCGGGGTTGTGCCGGATGGGTCGGTCGGCCTCGTCAAACTTGCGCCCGATGTCCTGGCGGCGTTGGACGAGGTTGGGCAGCCCGGCCCGCAGGGCGACCAGGGCTTGAGTGCCTATGAGGTCGCGGTGGCTGGCGGCTACTCGGGTACCGAGGCTGACTGGCTCTTGGGGCTGGTGGGGCCAGCGGGACTGCCGGGCGCTACGGGCGACCCCGGCCCGGGTGTCACGGCCGGCGGCACGGTGGGCCAGGTGCTAGCCAAGGGCAGCGCGACCGACCATGACACTGAGTGGATCGATCCCGTACCGAGCGCACACGCATCGTCACACGCCCCAGGTGGGGCGGATGATCTGTCCGCCACCTATTCGGCGGTCGACACGGTGCACGACTCTGCCCCGCCAAGGGACTACCTGAGGCGCATCCGACTCGACTATCCGATCAGTGTGGGCAACCCCGATATTGAGCGGATCTATGTCGGGACTGGCGCCGGCGAGTTGTCGGCATGGCGCAACGAGTGGGGCGGGCTAAGGGGCACGCCCCATGTGGCATACAAGGCCGATGCGCTGGTACGCGGCATCCCGAGAACGGATCTTGGTGCGTCCGCTGATGGCGGGTGGCTGGAGTTGGAGGACGCTAGTCGCACCACTCAGCTCTACAAGCGGGACTGGTGGGGTCGGCTGTGGCGGTCCGATGGGGCGGCTGCCGCGATTCAGATGGCCGATGTCCTGGTGCTTGGTCCAGGAGACCCTGTGCCGTCTGGCACTCCGGCGGGCACCGTCATCGTGAGGACCGAGGCGTGACCTGGAGTGCGCCGGAGGTCCTAGACGCGCTTGGGCCCAGCAGTACCAGCCCCCGAGCTTTCGGGGCGAGCGGGGCGGTGGGCAACCACTACGTCCTGGTGCTCGCGCGCTATTCGGCGTCCGACCCGTACACCACTGTGACGGACGATGGCGGCAATACATGGACGCGGCGAGACTTCGCGCCAAAGTCGGGCAGCGCGGGCCGACGCATCGAACTATGGACATGCAGCCCGACCGCCCCTTTCACCGGGGTTTCGGCGGCCTTCACCGGCTCGGGGAGCGCTCTCGGGGCGCTGGTGCGTGTGCCGGGCGCAAGCGGTGTGGTCGATGTCGTCCTAGCCGATCACCGCTCAAGCAGTGCAACACCCGCCTCGGTCGACATCACGCCGACTGAGGCGGACACCCTGGTCCTCGCTGCGGTGCAGGCAAACCCAAACCTGGCATCCACCATTACGCCGGGGTCCGGGTGGATCAGCCTCGTCACCGACGTAAACGGCCCATCGCTGGTCTTTCAGATCGGCCCTCCGGCGGGCGTCCCGATTGGCGTCGATTGGAACTTTGGTTCTGCCGCCGGCTCGGGGCACGTCATCATCGCCCTCCAGCAGGGCGCGGCGCCGCCCACCGGCCCGGCCTGCACGGTCTGGGTCGGTGGTGCCGAGGCAACCGCGTCGGTCGAGGGCGTTTGGGACGGCCAGCAGGTCGTATCAATCACCTCCCTGGAGGTGACCTGACCCGGAGGTGGTTGTGGCCCTCACACAGGCACAGCGGACGGCCGAGGCTGATGCGATAACCACTGCTTTCGTTTTAGCCTTAAATCAGATCGGTGCGGGTGCCATCCGGAATGCGCTGGCCACATGGCATGGCGAGGTCCCGGCGTCAGGGGCGCCGGGAGCGCAGGCCCGCTGGTTGGGGCGGGCCGCCAGGCAGGTAATGCAGCAGCGAGCGCAAGCCGCGGCACTTGCTATCGCCTACTACCGGCTCGTGCGGGCGCTGCGGACTGGCGAGACTGTCGGCCCTGAGGGCGGTACCACGACCCTCGCCCAGCTCCGCGCGGACATCAACGCCCTGACCCTGGGTATCCCGCACTCTGCACGGCAGCGCGCCGGCCTGACGGCGGCTGTCGCTGGTGGTGGCACCCCCAGTGCGGGCGAGCGCCCTAGCCGTCGCGTCAGGCGGCGATGGACTGATGTGCAGTGGGATCCCGAGGTGCGGGGCGGCGCTACCACGGTCAGGGTTGTCCGGCTCCCCGGTTGGCGTGCAGCCGATGCGCGCCTGGAGCGTGCCGCTGAGGCCGAGATCCGGGCAGCTCTCGCCAACCTTGGCCTCGGCACGATGCGGCGCAAGGTGCGCGACCTCCAGCCCGACATCCCAGCCAGTCAGGCGGACGAGGCGCGTCGGGAGGCTCACCGGTTGGCTGGCATCCGGCAGGCCGCGAGCAGCGAGCGCGTGGCGATGGGCGGTGCCCGCTCGAAGGTGTGGGACCTCGCCCAGCGGGATCGCCGGGTCCTGGGATACATCCGTGTCAGCCTCACCGGGACGCCGTGCGACTGGTGCGCGATGTTGATCAGTCGCGGCCCGGTCTATAGATCGGCCGAGAAGCGCCGGTTCGACGAGGGCGACCTTTATCACGACAACTGCAAGTGCTCTGTGGAGCCGGTGTTCTCCCGTGAGCAGTACGAAAGCGATCTGTACGCACTTAACCGCGAGTACGCCGAGCTGTGGCCGAGGGTCACGCGTGGACTCCGCGGCGAGGCGGCCCGCCAGGCGTGGCGCCGCTACCACTACACCATCCGCAAGGCGGCCCGGGAGGCTGCCCAGAGCGCCCAGGAGGCGTGACGCATGCCGGAAGACGGTCCCGACACGAATGGTGACACCACTCCCGAGGGCCAGGCGCTCCCGGTTACCTCAACTGACTCGCTGCCCGACTGGGCAAAGAAAGAGCTGGCTGACACTCGGGCCGAGGCGGCGAACTACCGCACCCGGTTGCGTGAGGCCGAGGCCAGCCTTAAAGAGGCCAAGACTCCCGAGGAAGTTGAGGCGGCTGTCAAGGAGCTGCGTGAGGGAAACGCCAAGCTGGAGCGCGATCTTGCGCTGGCTAACGCGTCGCGCGGCCTGACCGACGACCAGGCCGCGATCCTCGCGGCGATGACCTGGGAGACCCCGGGCGACCTCACCGGGCATGTCGAGGCAATCCGCAAGCTGACCCCGCCGGATGACCGGGGCGACACCCTCCCCCTCTCCGGCACGCTGCGCGGCGGTTTAACCCCGGGCGACGAGCCCGGCGACGACTTCGACCCGGCTGAGGTCGCCCGCAAGATGCGCCAGGGCCTGCTCTAAGCGGCCCCTTTCTTATCTCAAACCGCTAGTGCGAGTGCGCTAGTGCATCGAAAGGGAAGTTATGGCACTGAACGCCATCGTGAAGCCACAGAAGCTGGCCGCGCTCGCGGCCGAGGTCATCGAGCAGAGCCTGGTACTGCCTGGCCTCTTTCAGCGCAGCGGATTTGAACAGTTCCGAGGCGCCGAGAATGACACCGTCCACGTACGGGTACCCGGGATCCTGCCGGCGCACGAAATCGCGAACTTCCGCGCCGAGCGGACCAGCTCAATTCAGTTCGACGCCTTTACCGAGCGCAAAATCAGCTTGACTTTCTCGGGTAATACCTATTCGGCCACCAAGCTCCAGGACGAACAGCGGGACTGGGACTCCATTGAATGGGCACGGGTTATCCGCAGTCAGGCCGAGGCGGTCGCCAGGGCGCTGGAGGACAAGGCGGTCGCCCTGGTGACCGGCCAGTCCTATCTAGCCACTATTGGCGGCACGGGCGTGCCCCAGCGGACAATCCGGCAGAGCCTGATCAAGTTGCGTGCCGCGGCGAATCGCCTCCGCATGCCGACCGGCCAGCGGAACTTCGTGATCGGCTCTGCGGTCGAAGAGGCGATTCTTGCTGACGACCACCTGGTGCTCGCTGACGCAGTGGGTCAGGACATCGCGTCAGCGAGCGTGCGTGAGGCGACCATCGGGCGCCTATACGGGATGAATATCGTGGTCAGCCAGGAAATCCCGGCGGACCAGGGCTACCTGTTCGTGCCGAGCGCGTTCGTGATGTCGACCGCTGCGCCCTCTGTGCCACAGAGCGGCATTGGCGGCAGCGCTGCCGCACGATCCGTCGCCGCGCGATGGGTGCTCGACTATGACCCGACCGTTCTCGCTGAGAGGTCGGTGATTAACACCTACAACGGTGTGCGCTCCGTCAAGGATGTGGTGCTGAACGCTGGCCGCTCGGACGTGATCCGAGAGGGCGATACGGTGGGCGAGTTTTTGGTCCGGGCCATCGCCTATGACCTGGACGCCACTGCCGACGTGCTGCCGGATGCGGACAACAACGCTGACCCGTCTGGCGTGGGTGGTACGCCTGCGGCCGGCAGTCTGCTTGATCAGCTGGTTGCCGCAACCGGCGTGGGCACCCCCTTCACCCCGTAGCCGCCCCTGGAGGTCCAGTGTC